TTTTACAGGTCTTACCTGCTGAACCGGACCATCTACCTACACGAGATCAAAAAGCTCTCGAACGACGAGCTCCACATGCTGAATGTGGACACCCTCGCCGCCCTCAATGAAGCCCGCTTCCGCTACGACCAAATTGAGGACAAGCAATCGGAGACAGCTGGTGGAGAGTACCGCCGCATCAAAGTGGCAGGTTACTTTCAAGCAGCAATCCGCTTAGAACTCGATAACTGAGTTCTTCCTCTACTACACTGCTCACGCTTCAACCCATGCAAATGCACATCCTCTCTGATTCTCAGCACAAGGAACTGACTCAGACTCTCAGCAAGCTCCAATCAATTCTCGGCGGGTCCGTCAGTGTCTCTCTGGATTCCAAGTCTGCTGGTGCCCCCGCTCCTAAGGCGGATACGGAAGCCAAGCCCAAAGCCGTCCGCCGCACCCGTCGTGGCCGCCGGGGTTCGCTGAATGAAACCAAGGTTCTGGAAATCAAGCGCCAGCTCGCTGCTGGTGATCGACCTGCTTCTCAGATTGCTGCGCAGTTTGGGGTCCACGTGACCACCATCTACGGCATCAAGTACGGCAACACCTGGAAGAGCGTTCAGCTCCAGCAAGATCACGCGCCTGCTTCCATCAACGCATGATCCTTCCCGACTTCGAGATTGTTTGTCTCGCAAGGCGTGGAATGGTCAGTCCTTACGATCCAGCGCTGGTCAATCCGGCCAGCCTGGACGTTCGGCTCGGCGAAAACCTGCTGATCGAAGACAAGCAGACTTCTGAGCTACAGCCCTTCTCCATTGCCGGGTTCACGCAGGAAGAGCCGTTCATGCTCCAGCCACGCGAGTTCGTACTGGCGGAAACGCTGGAGCGCTTCGCGGTCCCCGATGCGGTGGCTGGGCAGCTGGCGCTTAAGTCGAGTCGTGCGCGTGAAGGGATCGAACACCTCATGGCCGGGTATATCGACCCCGGCTATGCGGGCCGTCTGACGCTCGAACTCGTGAATGCTCGTGTACTTCACCCGGTGCCGCTTTGGCCAGGGATGCGTATAGGGCAGATCGTGTTCCACAAGATGGCACTCCTTCCGAATAAGGACTATTCACAGACCGGGCGCTACCAGGGCGATCAACAAGTTCAAGCCTCTAAAGGATGATGAACGAATTTCGACTGACCACCGTGGATTCCGTGAACCACCCCGCCCACTACACAGCTGGGAAGACGGAGGTGATTGATGTGCTCGAAGACTGGGTGAAGGCCGCGCCCGATCCTGTTCTTGGGGGCCTTCAATGGCAGGTTATCAAGTACCTGAGTCGTATGTGGTTAAAAGGCAATCCTCAAGAGGATGCCCGAAAAGCACAGTGGTATCTCAACCGCTTGGTAAACAGGCTGGCAGTGGATCCTTACCTCGAACAATGAGGCACTGGTGGCGAGTCCTCGCACTGGCCGTCGGAGAGAAAGCGCACCAGCACAATCGGATCGCTGATCAGGTTGCACTGGTGCGTCTTTTTATCCTTAGCGCCTACATGACAACCAACTTATTTATTTGTGCTGGAGTTATCCGTCACTGGAATGACTGATCAATTTGAGCTTGGCGGCGCTAGCTACCGCTCTCTCTGCTTTCAACTTTTGGAAGAACTTAAAAAACATGCGAAGAAGACCAATCCTGTAATCATCAAGGCTGAAAACGTCTTGAAGCCCCCGCCAGCTGCACGGAGATTCCAGCGCGGTGAAAATAACTTTGCCGCGATCCTGACTCCTGACCTTGTGCGAAAGATGCGCAAGTTAAGGGAAGAAGGCTGGACATACACTCAACTCTCAAAAGAGTTTGATGTTGCTCCAAAACACGCTTGGCGTATCTGTAACCGAAATGTTTGGGCCTGGGTCGAATGACTACTCTTCCACTCAAAATCAATGAACGGCTTTGCTACAACTGCGGCAAAAACACTCGCAACCCGATCTACTGCTGCAAGTGCTACAACAAAACTCCAGCTGGGCGGTTGGAAGTGAAGCGCGAAGTGATGATGCGTAAGTATGCGCGTCTTGATGGTGGCGCCAGCTGCAGAAACTGCGTGCACTGGGAGAACCGCTGCTTGCTTGGAATCCCGGAGGCTGGTTCCGTTTACGCGGAGGACTGCCCGGCTCGGGAATCTATTAGTGTGCTAGAGTAGCCCGCAAGTTAGCCCTACCAGGCGTGAACATCCTCCAAGGCATCGAGCATCTCCACACGCTCGACGGCGCAGATCTCGTTGCGTTCGACGTGGAAACCACAGGGCTCCAGCCCGTCATCGGTGGTCTGCGGTTGCTCCAGCTGGCCACGCCTGGTAAAGATCCCGTTGTCATCGACATGTGGGCACTGGGGCCTGAAGAAGAGATCGAACTTGACGACTTCTTTCAGGTTGAGCGCACGTGGATTGCGCACAATGCTGTGTTTGACCTCGGCTGGTTGCAGGAGCATGAGGTATATCCACAGGGCACAGTCTTGTGCACCATGCTGGCCAGTCGGATCCTGACCAACGGGATGCCGAATATAAAGAATGGCTTGAAACATGTCGTCCACCGCTATCTCAAAAAGGAGATTTCTAAGGAAGAGCAGGCCAGCGATTGGTCCCAGGAGCTAACAACGAGCCAGCTGGAATACGCGGCTACAGATGTGCTGGTGCTGCTTGATTTGTATGAGCAGATTCAGCAACGGATGGCGACCGGGCGGCTGTACCGCGCTTGGCAGCTGGAGTGCTCGGCGCTGCCGGCGATGGCACAGCTTTGGCGTACTGGGCTGCCCTTCGATGAGAAGTCGCTGCGCCAGCTGATCGAAGATCTCGACATCGAGCACAACGAGATCGGCACCAAGTTCATCGAGGATTTTGATGCCGCACTACCGCATGAAGAGAAGCTCTTCCGCGCTGAGGATGGGACGATCAAGTACCAGACAAAGCCCGGGCCGAAGGGCAAAAAGGCTGATCCTGAGGTGTTCAACCTTAATAGTCCTGCCCAACTTCTAAAGAAATTCACTGCGCTGCTGGGTGAGGCGCCAGTCGATATGAAGTCCGGGAAGAAGAGCGCCAGCAAATCGGCGTTGCAGGAATACGTCGGGGATCACGTGGTGATTGCTGACTATCTGCGGTGGAAGCGGGTGGAGAAGCGGCGGCAGATGGCGGAGACCCTGCTGAAAAACCTCAGCAAGGACGGGTTCATTCGCGCCAGCTACCTGCAGATGGGGGCTGACACCGGAAGGATGAGTTGCATGAGTCCCAACCTGCAGCAGATCCCGAGGGATAAGCGGTTTCGGGCGTGCGTTCAGGCTCCAGCTGGATGGAAGTTGGTGGTGGCTGACTACGGGCAGATGGAGCTGAGATTGGCTGCCGCAGAAGCACAGGATCCTTTAATGACAGAAGTGTTCCAGCAGGGAAAGGACCTTCATACGATTACTGCTACGCAGATCTATGGCGTGGGAGAAGATGAGGTCACGAAGGAGCAGAGGCAGGTCAGTAAGTCGGCGAATTTTGGACTCTTGTACGGAAGCGGGGCAAAGGGACTCAGGAATTACGCGGCGCAGATGGGCATCCAGATGGATCTTGATGAGGCGGCTGAGGTCCGGCAAAAGTTCCACGCTGCTTATCAAGGCATCTCCAAATGGCAGCACGAAAATGCTCGCGCTGCTGATGCGGCTAAGGGGAATCCATCTATCCGCATACGCATCTCGGAGCTGCGGCGGTTTCTACCGGGCGAGAACAACAAGCTCACCACGCGCTGCAACACCCCCATCCAAGGTGCGGGTGCAGCAGTTCTCAAGCTCACTCTCAGCAAACTGTGGCCGTTACTTAACGCCGACGGGGAAGATGCGGTGCGCTTGGCCGGCGTGGTGCATGACGAGATCATCCTGCTCGTAAGAGAACAGCACGCTGATATCTGGGCGCACCAGCTCCAGTCCGTAATGGAGGAATGTGAAGCCCGTTGGTTAGGTGAGATCCCTCCGCTTGCCGAAGCTAACGTCGGGGATAGCTGGGATCAGGCAAAGTGACAGATAAGGTTGGCTCCACATCCGACAACCCGATCAAACTCACTCAATATCGAGTGACGATCTGGCCGAAGCATGGAGCCACTGAAAATATCTTTATGGAAGCTCCAGATGTTTACACCGCGCACATGTATACGCGGCGTGTTTACCCGGAGCACACCATCCTTGCGATTAAAAACGTGCTGGACCTATGAGTAGGACTGGCAGGCAAATCGTCCTGGAGTGGCTGAACAAAGAGATTCGGATGGCGCGGACTGCTGATTTACAGCGGGCCGCTGCTTTTTTGGAGTGGGCGAGAGGTATCCGAAAGGGCTGCTCCAAGCAAAGGGGTGGGGCTCGGGTGGCCCAGTCCAATGCCTGGAGAAGGCGCGTGGACAGCGATGTGCGCTGGTAGGACTACTGCGACACAGTATGCTACTGTGTAGCAGAGTAGATCGTTAGTCATGCCTCTCAGACACGGATCGAAGATTTACTGCCAGTTACTTCTGGATGCCAATCGCTACAAATTGGCAGAGACCCTCGCCGATAAGCAGGGAAAGAAGGTGACGGCTCTTCTACGGGAATATGTATATGGTGCGCTTCAGCAGGAGATGCCGGAAATTTACAAAATTGCTGAAGAGGCCGACGTTGAGAAATGGAATGAATCTGTTCGGCGACGGGTCGAAGGACGAATGCGTTCCAAGCAAGAGAAGAAGCCGCAAGAGTAAAGAGAATCATGGGACTCAGTAACAACCCGTAGGGGACCTAGAAATTCAAAGTAAAATCTCTAGGCTCCTACAGTAGTCCATCAATCCCGTGACCCGCTACGCAGTCAAAGTCAACGACCGTTGGGTCATGGCGGTCTTCGGACCAGGCAAAGGGCTCCAGCTCACCTCGCTTCAAGAGGATGCCTCCAGCTGGCCTACTTATGAGCGGGCATTGCGGGCTGCCCACAGCATCCAGCAGTGCACCAGCAACCCCATCTCAATTTGTAGCGTTACTGAACCGACCTACCGATGATGAAAAACGGTGTCCTGCAGTGGCAGGAGGATTTCGAGCGGTCGCAGCGTCTCGGTGAAGGTCGCTCGCGCACCAGCTCAGAGCGCTCTGACTTGTATGAGTTGCAGATCTGGCTCGCTGGCCAAGGTGCCATGCGTGATCTGATTCGGGCTGAGTCGCTCCAGCAGGCAATCCTGTTTGCTGAAAATCGTTACCCCGGTTGCCGGGTAGACGTTCCGCCTTCGACGGCGAAGAAACCTAAGCTGGCTCGTTCGCGGACTAGCCCCAGCGTGGTGGCTAAGAAACGGAAGAAAACTGCGGAGTCCAAATGACGCCTCCTCCCAAGATCAACTTCACCAAGGCCGCTGCTGACATGGCGCGGGCGGACTACCTCGATGCGCTGTTCTTCAAGGATGGCCGCGACAATCCCAATCATCCGTTTCACGGCACCTATACCGGGCTGTACCAGAAATACACCCTAGAAAAACTAGGCTGAGTCGCGATCCAGCCCGTACATGTCGGCCAGGTTGTCAGCGGCTTCGCTGATAGCCCAGGTCGATTTTGTTTTTTCGATCTCGCACAGCGCGTTCAGCGCCAGTGCTGCTTCGAGGAGGCCGGTGTAGTCGCCCGACTCATACCGCGCACGCAGCCACTTGTCGTTGGCGGCTTGCCGGAATTGAGACTGGAGCGACTGCTGGATCGGCCTCACATCTACTTCTCCTTCTTCGCCGGGAAGGCCGCTTGGAGAACTCGGAGAACCAGCTGTACCCAACTGTTGTCCTTGATGGGGAGCATTCCGATGATCTCAGATCCGGCTGCGATTGCGATGGCGACGACAGCTGCGGTGGTGGGATCCATGCAGTAGTGAAATCTTGTGTAAGGCTAAAGCTTCTACAGACAATTTTCCAATGCGTAATAGTTTCTACCGCTACCGTCCGAGTAGCGACGGCTGGGTATGGATCATCACATTTGCGGTGGTGAATACTTAAGCAAAAAGCAAGCCAAGAAAAAATTTCGTCAAGACATTCTCAACAGCTGGGGCCACCAGTGCGCTTATTGCGGGAATGATCTGGGACGATCCGCAACTCTCGACCACGTGCACCCGAAGATGCGCGGGGGTCATACGTGCCAGGCAAACCTCGTGGCCTGCTGCTTTGGCTGCAACATCTCCAAGTCGGCGCATGACTGGATTGACTGGTATCGCAACCAGAAGTTTTGGAGCCGCGAGCGCGAGATCGCAATCGCCTACTGGATTACGGAAGATCTAGCGGTCTAGGGGTTCCAGCCCATTCCTTCTAAATACATGCGGGCGATGTACTCGTCTTCCGCATAGCGGCAGATGCTGTCTTTGCAGGCGCGGTAGTAGATCTCGCCCTTGTCGTTTTCGATCTGCTCCAGCATGAAGCCGTCGCCCATGTCGTCGCTGTGAACAACAGTCATTGCGTGTAAAAAATTCGGGAGGGGTTGTCGTCCACCAGAATGGCCCACCCAGTGCCAGGGCCTTCGACTTCCCATCGGGGCAGCCATTGCTTCCGAGGGTAGTAGGTGTCTTCACCTTCATAGTGGTTTTCGTGCCCACCATGAATCAGATCTGGTTTGCCTCGCGGATCCTTCGCGATAAACATCGTCTTGGTGTAGCCGATGATTACGCTCCAGTGCCCGATGCCGCTTGGAGGTTGGTTGGCTGATACGTCTCCGCGATGGAGCCATCCCACTGCAACGGCTCGGCCGGCATCGATTTCAGCTTCCAACAGCTCCGGCGTAGCGTTCTGTACGAACTCGGCGTGCAGTCCCAGCTCTTTCAGAGCTTTTAGGTGGGCTTGTACGTCGGTGGTGTCGCCGTACTTGGCGCGGATAGCGTCGTACTCCTGGGCCGTATCGACACGCATGTAGTCGGCAGCCAGCATTGCAATCGCCGCCGTAAAGCACTTGCGGTGCCCGTTCTTCAGATCCAGCTGATGGAAGTAAGGCACTGGTACCCACAAAACCTTGCCGCCTGCACGCCAGATCTCAAACCAAGTCGCATTTCTGTTTTTCAAATCCGGGGGCAGATCTTCCTGTAATTGTTGGATCGCGGCGAGCTGGTGTGGAGCGCCTGTGTAGTGATTGAAAAAGTCTTGGAGTTTGAAGGCCATAGCCAGAGTCAGAGCAAAGATCATGGGCTGATGGCAAGCAGATTCTAGTGTGCTTCTCTAGTACCTTCCAGTCGTGCGACTGCGGCTTCGAGGTCGCGTAGGCGACTGAATACTTCCGTGTCTCGGCTTTTCATATCCGTGTGCATCATGTTCAGCCGTGTGGCGACATTCTCCACTGCTGCAGTTAGACGCACCACCGCATCGCGGCTTTCAGATGTTCGACGGCTGTAATTGCCAAATCCGACTGCCGCTACCGTTATTGAGGCGCCAGTCACGGCTGCCAAAATCTCAATCATTGGCCGCACCAGTACAGGAGCATCATGGCAGCTGACGACGAAAAATCAGCGGACAGTGGGAACCACACACCGCTCGGTGACTTTGTTCGACTAGCGGTTTTGAGCTGGTCCATCGCAATGCTTTCCCTCAACTATTTGGGCTATGTAAAAGCAATGGACCCAACGTTTCCAGCTTCCCTTCTGACTGGCACTATGGCTTCCTTCGGTGTTTCCGTAGGTAAGGCAAACAACGGCCAGAAAAAGAAGGAAGAGCCTAGCCTTGAGCAAAGCCACAAAGCCAAACCATGAAATCAGCTCTGATTCTGGCAGCGCTGGTGCTAGCTGCTGCTCCAGCTAAAGCGGATTTAACGCACAAGATTCAGTCGAGTGTTTCGCTAACTGTTGATGCCGCTGCCAGTGCTGCTACTCGTATCGGCTCCAGCTACTCGGTAACCGGAAACAACATCTCGCTGGATACAGCTGGAGGGCTTGGCTCTCTTACTGCTGGCAACGCAGTTGGTTATACCCCAGCTGCTTACAGCGTGACTACGGCGGGGGATGCGTTTTCCTTTACCGAAGCGTTCACCGAAGGTGATGCCACTCCCTCCGCCACCACCGTTACCTCCGGTGTTGTGGGATCTCTTCCGATGCTGGGAAATACGACAACCACAGCAGGGGGTGTCGCAGGTCTGCTTGATGGTTCCATCGCCAGTGATCACGTCATCAGCCTGACCGCTGGTGGGGCTGGTACCAGTGCTGTTGGTCAGATGGTCACCGAGATCAAGATCGACTGATGCGTTGGGTAGCCGTTCTGTTGTTGATGGCGGGGCCGGCAGTAGCTGTGCCAGTTGTGCCTAATTTCCGCACTGGCACAATGACCAGTCGGACTGAAAGCACCACGCAAGTCAGCGAGCACATCCGTAGCGTCAACTTCGGGACCGGTTACACCTACAGCGCATCAGGTACCAATGTTCAGCATTCCGGCTCCAGCTTGGTGCCGGGTGCTGGGACTACTCAGACCCAAACCGTTGATGGGGTTTCGTCCAGTTGGACGGGCCTTGAACTGCAAAACAAACCCACATGGTCAATCGTCAATCCCGGTGGTTCGTTCCAGTTCGTCGAGAGCTACACCGGGCCGGGACTAGAAGCAGTCACCGAGATCACCCGTACAACGTCCGTACAAAGCGTCACCGATACGGTCTCGGTCTTTGGGCCTTAGTCCTGCTGCCGAATCCAGCGTTTGCACAGGCCAATGCAACGGCGAATCCAGTTGCGAACAGCACGGGTTCCGTTACGAACCAGGCTATACAGATGCTCACGGGTCCGTATCCGACCAATGCTTATGGGCCGGGTATTTCGTGCCAAGGTCCCACCCTCAACGTCTCGCCTTTCGTAACCACGAGCAAGTCGTACGCTCTGCCGTATAGCTCGACAGTCCGCACTCCTTATTACGATCCCACCGACGAAGATGAAAACGGGGTGCCGGATAACCCAGGAAATATCCTCTATTACCAAGAGGTCCCGAGCGGTCAGAAAAACAACCACGCGCTGAACTTCGGCATCAGCGCCACCGTATCAATTCCGCTAGACGGTGGTCTGCAGGAAAGATGTAAGGCGTCCGCCGATACTCACACTGCGCTCCAGCGCCAGCTGCTGGCAAACAAACGGCTGGATTTTGAGCTTTCTCGCCTGCGGCACTGTGGTGAACTGGCCCAGAAGGGAATCAGTTTTCACCCGAAATCCAAGTTCTACACCGTGTGCTCGGATGTAGTGCTGGTGCCGAAGCCCGGGCAGGTGTTGCCCCATCGCCACAAGATCACGGTTTCAGCGCCCGACGCAAAGCGCGTAAAGCCCGATTCCGGTCCCGCTGAGCCAGTCGCCTCTCCCACACCGAATCAACGTGGACAGGTTTCCCCCTTACCTGTGAAACCTTTTTCACCACCTTCTTAACGGTGGGTTTGATCAGCTTGAGAATTAAGTCCGCCAGCGGTTTGGCCACCAAGGCAGAAGTTGCAGCCACCAAGGCAATCGTTGTCGTCGTGACCACAGCCTCCACAGGCGGTAGTCCGTCAATCGCTTTTTCCAGAAACGGCTTGGGGAGACCGCTCTCCTCCGTTGCCTTTGGTGTCGGCGCATTTGGCTGAGGTAATCGCGGGATTGCCGGTACGTCAGGGGTTTGGGGTTTCTCGTTCTCGGCATCATCGGTCCGTGGTCTCGCAGGCTGGATTAGCTGAAATTCATGCGGCACGAAATCCATCGGACTGAACGATGGCACCTGCCCGTGCGGACAAAATGCTCCAACCCGACCTGGGTCATCCTGCAGGAGGCTGGGGTTGAGCTTGGCGTCCGGGTGCACTGGAACGCAACCCGGCATTTCAATAATTGGTGGCCCCAGCTCCAGCGTGACTGGTGGGGCCGTGGGCGGTGTACCTGTGGGTATCTCCCGGATCTGCGGGATGCGGATCTCTGGGATATCAGGCATCAGAAGGGCAGAGCCGGACCAGTCACGTCAGGCATCTTGGGCATGGCGCCCTTGATCTTGCCCTCCAGCTCAGCCTCGATGTGCTCGGTCACCTTGCCGCCGATTCGCTCCATGCTGTCGTCCATGAATTTGTCGAACTGCAGGTAGCTGATAACCAGCGCTGCGGTCATGGAGCCGCTCAGCAAAAAGCTGGTGATGGCCATCAAATCAATGATCTTTCGCATTGAGGATTGCCTTTTCGTTGGCGTATGGCTCGACTGTAAGGAACTCGATGGCATCCTGCACATAGGGCTCCAGCCAGTCAGGCGGCCAGCAATACTCCCAGTTGTCCGGGTTGGTTAGACATGGAAAAACAACTACCCGCCAGAAAGCTGACAGGTAGTTGCGCGTGACTATGAGTTGATCGAAGACCCGCCGAAGCGGGCCATGCTTTCGATCAGAACTTGTACTTGGAGCCCAGCTTGAGGCCGTAGCTGTTGCTTTTGGCGCCAGTGGCCATGCTCACTTCGGTGTAGAGACCGAGCTTGCCGTCAGCAGTGACAGGTGCACTCAGACCAGTCTTGGCGGAGAAGTTGTAGTCGGTTGCGCCACCCTCGGGGAACACAATCTGGGGGCCGCCTTGGATGTACCAGGCGCCAGCCTCGTAGCCGACGTGGGCATCAATGGCACCACCGCCAGAGGTCTGGTTGCCAGCAAAACCCAGGTTGTACTCGGGGTTCACGTAGAAACCGTCAGCTTTGGCTGCAGGAGCCATAGCGACACCCAGTGCCACAACGGCGAGAGCAGCAGAAGCAGTCTTAAACATTGGAGTGTTGTAACACAACATCCCCGAGAGTTTACCGGCGTTGTCTATGTGGGCGGTTGATTAACTGGATCGTCAAACGGATCCTTGTTGCCCCGGCAAATAGCGACTGCCCGCCGGTAGAAAAAAGAATCCGTCTTACCCGCTTCTTCCAGCGCTTGTTTGATCTTGCGCCAGTTGTCGCGGGTGTGCTGATCCACTTACCTGCCCTGACCGCGATACTTCTTCCTACCGTGGCTGGCTTTTGAGTGTTGACCCGCACCTTGACGGGTTTTCTTAGGCTTTCCAGGGCGGTGGTCAATCCGCCCCAGTGCCGTTTTGGACTTGACCGCCACTACCAGGGAACCCCGTTAATGCGGCTGGGCGAAATCACCTCAGCAAGCCGGTCGGTCAGAGCCTGCTCAATCTCGGCAACCTTTTCATCGCCGCCGAGCTTTTCCTTGACCCAGCCAATCACCTGATCCTGGGTCAGCTCATCAAAAGCGATCAGATCACCTTCAGGACGCTCCAGACCCACAGAGCCGTAGGCGCCAGCAGAGTAGGGCTGACCTTCGGGATTCAAAACGCTGGAAACACCATTAACGGAATAGTGCGCGGTGTAGACGTAACCGTCAGCCAACTCACGTTCCAGAGTGTTGATGCTCCAGGTGAAAGTCGTTTTCGGAGTTGCGGTGGGCATGGTAGTAGC